AAAAATAAGTAATACACTCATAAGATAAAAAAGATTCACCTGCAAACTCTTTATCTATTTTCCAACCTTTTTTAAGCATTTTATTAATATGCTTTTCCATTGCTTTATACGCTGATTCTTTTGTCATTCGTTTAATTGATTTTCTGATCGTTTTCATTTTGAACACCTTTGAAAGTTTAGGAATTGATACGCTGAAAACGTATCGCATAGGGCGCGATTAAACGCCCTATACGCTAAGTTTTTACGCCGCTAAGGGTAAGGCTACGGTTTGATAATCTAAGCCGTTAATATGGTCAACGGCTTTCTGAGCGAGCGCTGATGCTTTGAAAATGGCTTTGCTATCGTCTTTCAGCACTTTCAGCCAATTCCCGATATATCCGGCATGGCGTAACTCGCCCTGAATACGATAATCTTGGCAAAGGAAAGCCGCGCCCATTTCAGCGACTAATTCCTCGAAAGCATATTTTGAGTCACCAAATTTGCCCTTAAGGTTACGGTTACAGCGTGACTCATGACCAGACCAGTGTGTCAATTCATGAAAAGCAGTGGCATAGTAGCTAGACTCATTGTCAAATGCTGACTTATTCGGCAGATTGATTTTGTCAACCTTTGAAGCATAAAAAGCAGAGTCACCGCCGTGAGTGATAACCGCGCCGGTCTTAATGATTCTCTGCTCTGCTTCTAGAATAGCGTTAAACGGCTTATCCTCTGCTTTAGGCGCGCTGATTGTCACGCCGTCAACTTGGCAAGCGTTATACACATAGTGTGTGGTTAAGTAGGCGCTAGTAAACTCAATTTCATTCTTATTTTTATCAACGCCGGTCTTGGTATATGTGCCGTATTTGACAATTTTTGTCCCTTTTTCTTCAGCGCGAACACGGCATCCGAGGTCATTCCATTGTTTGAATGTCGCCCATACCGGCACGTCATAACCCTTAATCATGCTTGCCATGCCAAGCATTAAGCGGTTAACGCCGCGATACGGCGCTTGAGTAACCATGTTTTTATCGGCAGTGTTATCGGTTTTCCATGGTTTTATCCATGGTAACGCACCTTGTTCAAGTTGCTGAATGATGCTATCGGTGACTTCTTTGTATATTGAGTTATCCATTGTTTTCCCCTAGAGTTAAGAAATATGATAAGAATTAGCCTTCAATTCGGCTTTGGCATAGTCATACATTGACCAGTTGTCACGGTTTGACCAGTGTTGCAATTCATCATTGTCAGAAACGATTTGAGAGACCGTTTTTAGAATGTAGAAATTGTTCCAGTCGTCATCAGTTCTAGGGAACTGGTAATTCAGCCACCTAGTAAAGAACTGCATATATTCAGCTTTTGTCATGATTTACCCCATTAGGAATGATTAGGAATTGTAGAGAGATTAGATAGATTATCTAACCCTTACATATATATACATAATAGAATCATGCCATATAATATTGATAACATATAAGTTATTGATTCTAAACAATAAACTATAAACTAGTATAAACCCTATGTATACATATATACTATATAATATTGTTTATATATTCTATAATTTATATTCTATTCATAGTATAGAATAACTGTATTCTATATATTATATATATAACAATGTCATATTGTGAAATGAGGTATTGTCAGTAAACAACTACTCTATCCATTCTCAATATTATAAATATATATGGGACACTGGTAAAGACTGAATCTACCTCATGCGCGAATGCTTTAAGTGAATCTATGCAGTGAATCAGGACAAAGGGACAGGGCAAAGGATAGACTTATCAAAATCAGTTGTCATTTCGGGAAGCAAATGGGCGCAGGAGTCGTTAGGTGCGTGCCCCATTCAAGTCTCCCCATAAAAAATTTTCATGTTTTTGTAGAATGGTTTCTGGTGATGAGCAGTTGCCATTTGGGTTGTCCTTGTGATGACCTTTTTTTTCGCCTATACTGACCATGTTGTTTATGGGGATTGTTATGATTAACGTAGAGGTTAATAAAGATGTGCCATTGCCTGAACCTAAGCGTAGGTATCCGTACAAGGTGATGGAGGTTGGGGAGAGTTTTTTGGTAGCTGATGGGCGGTTACAGGTGGTATGCAATGCTAATTACCGTGCTGGCAAGAAGTTGGCTAGGAAGTTCATCGCAAGACGCGAGGAAGGTGGGGTGAGGGTATGGAGGGTGAATTAAATGGTGCATCGCACAAGATGATGCCTATTGCTGCTGAGGACGTGAAGAAGGCGTATATGCAGCGTGTGTATGCGATGACTCATGCTGAGTTGTTCCATGAGTTGATGAGGGTGCATACTGAGTCTGTAAAGTTGTTGCAAGAGGCTGAAGCTGAGAGAGAAAGACTTCAGAGGATTGTGAACACTTATGAATTCTTCCCAGATTGAGCAGGAAGAGAAGTGGGCTAAAGAGCTTTACGAGTCTAGGGTTAGGTTGAGGGCTGAGATACGGGCTGCGTTGAGCTGTCGGACAAAGAAACAGAAGCTAGATTTGGTTCAGAGGTGGAAATCTGAGTATTCGCCCACAAGTGTGGAAGAGATGCTTCGGATTGCTAGGAATAAATCAACTGCCGGGGAAATAGCAAATTGGGACATCAGCAAGCTGTAAAGCGCACTTATGAAATTTAATCTAAAGCAGTTCTATGAGTTCTGCTCACAACTCAAGATTGAGACAAAAGAGCAGGGCTTGAGGAAGATGGACAATCTTCTTGGAACTCAGACTTATGTCATGCAGGAGATTGCTTCCGGGCTAGAGGAGGGGAAGCACTTCTTTGTTATTTTGAAAGGGCGACAGCTTGGCATTACAACCATCAGCCTTGCCCTTGACCTTTACTGGCACTTTATAAACAATGGACTTCAAGGCACACTCACCACAGACACAGAAGAGAACAGGGATATGTTCAGGTCAACCCTCGCCATGTACATGGACGGTTTGCCTAAAGAATACAAAATCCCCCTCATTGCTCACAACCGTAATCAACTTTCCCTCAAGAATCGCTCTCGACTCTTTTATCAAGTCGCTGGACTCAGAGCAAAAGGTTCTTTGGGTCGCGGCAAGGCTATTACCTATCTACACGGCACAGAGACAAGTTCTTGGGGTGACGAAGAAGGCTTGGCTTCACTCCTAGCCTCTCTTGCCGAAACCAACCCTAATCGCCTCTACATCTTTGAATCTACCGCCCGTGGCTTCAATATGTTCCATGAGATGTACGTCACTGCTAAACGGGCTAGAACTCAAAAGGCAATCTTCTGCGGCTGGTGGCGCAATGAGTTCTATGCTGCTGACCCGTCATCTGATGTCTACAAGGTCTATTGGGATGGCAAGCTCAGTCCTGAAGAAAAGGAATGGACACGGGATATTAAGAAGCTCTACAACGTAGAAATCAATTCCCGTCAAATGGCTTGGTGGCGCTGGAAGATGTTGGAAGGCATCAAAGACGAAAGCCTGATGATGCAAGAGTTCCCGCCAACCGAGGACTATGCCTTCATCATGACAGGCACTTCCTTCTTCTCAACCGCCCGTTGCACTGATGCAGCCAAGATTGCTAAGAAGTTGACCTATGACAATTACCGCTATGTCTTCGGTGCAAACTTCCAAGACACCGATGTAGTCAAGTCTACTGAGCGTCTGGCGACCTTAAAGGTGTGGGAAGAGCCTGTGGACACCGCCTACTATGTGATTGGTGCTGACCCTGCCTACGGGTCATCTGATTGGGCTGACAGGTTCTGTATCCAAGTCTTTCGCTGCTACTCTGATGGCATGGAACAAGTTGCAGCTTTTGCAACATCTGAACTCAACACTTATCAGTTTGCGTGGGTTATTGCTCACCTTGCTGGCGCATACAAGAATTCAACCCTGAACTTGGAAGTCAATGGTCCGGGTCAGGCGGTCATCAATGAACTCAAGAACTTAAAGCGTCAAGCAGCGGCTATGGCTGGCGACATGGGTCGTCACCTGATGGACGTGTACGGTTCAATGTCTAACTACATCTGGCGCAGAAATGACACCATGGGCGGTATGTCCAACAGCATTGGCTGGCTGACCACGACACAGACTAAAGAGCGTATGTTGTCCTACATGAAGGATTACTTTGAGCGCGGAATGATGGCGGTCTATGACATGGACACCTTGGATGAGATGAAGACCATTACCCGCGAAGGCGGGTCTATCTCAGCTTCTGGTCGAAACAAGGATGACCGCGTGATTGCGTCTGCCCTGTCAGCGGCGGCGTATGCCGAGCAACTTCAGCCAAGACTCATTGCAATGAAAATCTCCCGCAAAGTCTCCCGCGCCCAAGAAGAAAAGACACCTGAAGAGATTGCGGTTGGTCGCAATGTCTCTGACTACCTGAAAAGGATTGGTGTATATGGTTCACAGTAGCCTGACCGTTGTTTCTGTCTACGGTCACAATGATGGCTCAAGCGCCATTCCTGCAATCCTCAAAAGTATGGAGGAATTGCCGGGGTCAATTGGGTTACTGCTCTCCGCTGCCAAGCCAGAGAACTTGCCAGAACAGATTGAATGGCAACAAATCGGCTATCTTGGCTACCAGCAGTATTCTGTGTTTGTCATGCACAGTCTTCATTCTTTTATTAACACCGATTTCTGTTTGATTGTCCAAGATGATGGCTGGATTTTGAACGGCAAAAATTGGCGAGAAGAGTTTTACAACTACGATTACATTGGTGCGCCTTGCCATGCGGCTATTGTCAACAATGAATTAAAACTGCACTTTACTTGGCTTGAGGATAAAGAGCGTATCGTCATTCAAAATGGCGGCATAAGTTTGAGAAGTAAACGCTTCTTGCAAGCGCCAAACAAATACGGCTTGACACACATTCCTGCCCAAGATATTAATTTGTGGAACGAAGACGTTCAATTAAGCGGCATATATCGACCCGTTCTGGAGGCGTATGGACTCAGGTTTGCTCCCGAATTCCTTGCAAAACACTTTGCAATTGAATATTTATCCCCGGTCTTTCATGATGACTTGGACTTGTCTTGCGTTGTCGGGCATCATGCCACTTCTCGCAAGCTGGTCAGCGCCAGCCATATTGTTGTTGACCTTGAGTCTGTAGTCTCTTACCGAGAGCCAGACGTAATGTCCCACTTTCAATCCCTTGGATACACCATTGAATATGTTGCCGACCGTAACCACCAAGCGTGAATTGCTTCGCATCATCAAACGGTTCATCAAAGACCAGAACAGAGGCATCTCTGTCAAACTGTTTGCCGAGGTTTGTGGGGTCAACAAAGAGCATTTGCTTGATGTTTTCTTTTATCGCAGCCAACCTTTGACCGAATATATGCAAGTCAGGGTCAGCAAAGGCTATCAATCTTGGCTAAAAGGTGAGATAGCAGTCATGCAAAGCCGAAATAAAACCCGCACTGTTGAATACAGACGCGAACCAAAGCCCCGTTTAGTGCCAGCAACAGGCTTGCATTTGGTTAATGGGCAGATTAGGATTAAGGTTGGGGTTATAAATAAGGGGGATTACTCAGGAGTAACCCTAGATGAAGCACTTAAAAGGGGATAACAATGGCAGTATTAAAAGATTATAAATGTGAGAAGCATGGGTATTTTGAGAGCAGAAAGCCTCAATGCCCCATGAAAGGGTGTGACCAAGAGGTGTATGTCGTCTTTTTGCAAGCGCCGGGGCTGATGTCGGACGCCACAAAGAAGAATGACCGCACCATCAAGCAGTTGGCTATGGACTTTGACATGACTAACGTCAAATCGACCCGTGAGGGAGAGAATCAGGCTGGATTCTTTACTCGCAAGAACAAAACGTCCAAAGCACAACTGGAGAAGGAAGCAAAGCTGGCTGCCGAGCGTCCACGCGAGCCAAGACCGGGCGATGCCGCTATTTGGGGCGGCGGCGGGGGCATGGACATAAAATCTGCCCTATCTGGCAAGTTCAACCGACCCGTTGGTCCTCAACTTGGCAAAGAAACAGAAGTTGTGTCAGTCCTTCCCAACACAATGGGCAATTTGACAGGACCAAAGATGGCTAGTTACACTCCAGACCATCAGAACTTATCCATTGAGAAATAATGCGGATACCTAGCAACGAACTTATCAGAGAACAGTTCTTCCGTGACTTGATTGAAAAGTGCATGGTGTCCTTGCAAGAGCGCAAGGGCGACTACTCTGCTTTGCGTTCTTGGTTTTTGTTTGGTTCTGGTCCTGAAGAGTCTCCAACCATCTTCAACAAAATCTACCCCCACATTGACCAACTGACTTCGTTTTTGTACTCAGCAGAAACAACAAGGTTCTCAATCAATGTCGGGGCATCTGTTCCTGACCAAGAACAAATCAAAGTTCCGCGCCTGACACTAGCCCTCAATGACGAATGGCTAAACAGCAACGCTGACCAAGTGTTCAGTTCAGCCCTGACTTGGGCGTTGGTCTTCAACAGCACATTTATCAAACTGGTTTACAACAAGGGTATCCATCCCTACATGGTTGAGCCAGCCAGCATTGGCGTGTTGCGTGAAGATACCCCTTATACAGACAGGCAAGAAGCCCTTGTTCACACTTACTACATTACTAAGTCTGAGCTTTACGCCCGTCTGTATTCTCATCCCAAGCGCGAGCAAATTGTCAAACGCATCACAACCAGCGTTCACACAAAGACAGAAGATTTGCCTGAAGGTGTTGACCGCATCATCATGTCGCAGTCAAACCCGACAATCTACGGTAACGTCAATCTAGACTTGTTCGGCATGAACCGCTACAAAGCGCGAGTAGCTGAAGAAACAGTCAAGATGCACGAACTGTGGGTCTGGAATGATGAGACAGAAGACTATCAAGTCATCACAATGGCTGACCCCGATGTGTTCATTTATGACCGCACAGGAAAAGAAATCTTCCTCAAAGGCGAATTGCCCTTTGTCCAAATCTGCCCTAACCCTCAATTTGATTACTACTGGGGTCAGTCAGAAGTTCAGCGCCTTGTCTTCTTGCAGCAGTTACGCAATAACCGCATGACTGAAATCCTTGATTTGCTTGCCAAACAAGTTGCGCCGCCTACCGCCTTGACAGGCTTTACAGGCATCTTGGACGAAAAGAATTTTGCTCTCAATCGCGCTGGCGGCTTGCTTGCAACCGATATGCCCAACGCCAAGGCTGAACGACTTGCCCCCGAAATGCCTTCATCTCTCTTTGAGGTCATCCACGAAGTTGATGGAATGTTCTCAGAAGTCTCTGGCATCTCAAGCATCTTGCAAGGCAAGGGCGAAGCAGGAGTTCGCTCCTCTGGTCACGCCTCTCAGCTTGCCAGACTTGGTTCAAGCCGCGCCAAAAAACGGGCGCTTATCGTTGAAGACAGCTTGGAAAAAGTGGCGACACTGTATCTCAAGCTGATGCAAACGTATGACAAAACGCACTTCTCTGACGAAGAAGGCAATAAATTTATTCCTGAACAGTTCACCCGTGACTATGTGGTCAAGGTAGACGCTCACTCTAACTCGCCCATCTTCACTGAGGACTTGCGCCAGCTTGCCTTCAACCTGTTCAAAGCCCAAGCCATTGACAAAGAATCTTTGCTTGACTTGCTTGAGCCGCCGATGAAACAATTGCTCAAAGACAAGTTGCGGAAGAAAGAACAGTTGGCAGCAAGTCAGCCGCAACAGGCGCAGCCTCCGGCAAAAGGCAAACCAGATTTGAAAGCACTCTGATGGCAACAACACAGCAATTGACTCCGAAAGCTGACCAGCCCCGCGTGACAACAGGCGAACTTGGTCGAGCAGAACGCGCTGGCGCGGGTGGACAGTTGCAGTACAAGAATGTTGATGTTAGAGTCAACCCCGCAAAACAAGCAATGCGTTCTATGAGAGCAATCAAAAGAACGTAGACAAGGTTTCCCCGAAAGGGAAATGGGTGTGGCTTCCTTCCCAACTCAAAAGGTCGCCGCCTCTAACCATGGAGAAGACTATGCGTAAAGCTCGTAAAGGTCGTAAGAGCCGCAAGTAATTTAGAGGGGTTAGCCCTTCTAGATTGCGTGGTTTGACCACTCAAGTTCCTTTGGGGGGCAGGAATCAAAAATGCTCCCCACTTGACAAACTACAATAGTCTGATTAAATCGAGATTATTGGGATGATAAAGGGAAGCTATGGCAACGTCAGATAACGCAATGATGGATTTGATTCGCTCTCAAAAGGGCGGGGCGGGTGCGCCTCCTATACCATCTCCAGAAGCATCAATGTCTGATGCAGCAACTCCTCCAATGTCTTCCCCCATGTCTACGCCTGAACCTAAGTTAGGGAACAAAGAAGGCGCTCTGGTTAACATAAGTATGGCAATGGACTTGATTGAACAAGCCCTGCCAAGTCTGGG